GTAGGTTCTACTTACAGCTGCGCTGAGCACAGCATGCAAGCTACCTTTCCGCCACCGTCTAAGACGGTGAGACTTAGTCTTCCGGCAGACGAAAGGCTTCCAAATTTCCTGGATATGCGTGCGAGTTCTTTTGGACTCGAGGGGTACGGCTCTACGAACCGTATCCGCGCATTTCAGATGGTACCGTTTGAGTGTCGCGAAGCGATCATCAAATCGTATGAGCGTTACGGTCTCTCTTCAAGAGCGATCCTTACGCATATGCTGAGAATTCCCGTCCATCACTTGGACAGGATGGCCCGCCTTTGGGCGACAATCGAAGATTGTCTTCTCATGAGCTCGATCGAGACTTACGTCCCGGAGAAGCAAGGCTCTGTTCGACGAATCTTTGATTGGTTCGTTCAGAGTTACACGTACGGCGGCCATACGGCCACGTTCAAAACGTGGAAGACCTTCTGCCTCCTTGTTAAACAAAGAGCTTTGAAGGCGGAGGAGATTGAACCGGCTAAGCCGGTTGGTTTCCCATGGTATGATTGCCGAACAGACTCACTTAGTGAGACCGGCATCACGTGGCTTGACTGCGTCGTTAAACGAGGTATCAAGTCTAAGAGTGAGATGGAGAGGCTTATGCACTTCATCAGCTCTAGAGGCGCACCGACACCCGGAAGGGAGACGATGAGAGTCGCCATGATCGAGCATCAGGTGCTTCGCACCAGTGCCCCTTCAGAGGTAACTCCTCAGAGGCTGCTACGACTGTTCCAGATCGGCGAGCGTATAGCTCGTCGTGTGGACAGACGTGCGCTGTCGCGCTCGTCTTTGAGGTCGGAGCACTTAAGTGTTTCGAACTCATCGTGCATTGAGAACCCCCGCTCCAAAGGCGGTCGTAGCTCATATGTACGGGAAAGTCTTAAAGTCTGGGCAACTACGTTGTGCCAGCAGGACGGAGTCATGGATTGTGTCTTAGGACACAAGGTAACTTTGGTGAAAGGCGTCCCCTTATGGCGATGCTTCACTCCAGTCGTGCCTCTAACTCCTGAGGAGTTAGAGCCGACTATTGCATTCGGCGACCCTATAAAGGGTGGCAGTTTTATGCAAAAGTACGCCGGGTTTAATAATAATCTCGGGTACCTGATCCTCCAATGGTCCTTCGAAGAAGGAGTCAAGGAGCAAACCTTATCTCGTGACCTTAAGGTCATCGGAAGGTTCAGTCAGAAGGCTATCGCCTTAGGCGAGCCTGGTGACAAAACACGTTGCCTCACGGTCGATCCGGCCTGGGTAACGGTGTTGTTAACGCCTTTTGGCCACATTCTTGTGGACACATTGCGTACGATTCCGGAGGCTGCCGCAGGACTCGGGTTCGGAGACCCGGCCTTTAGGTTCAGCCAACGCATTGCTAAGCAATCGCAGAATCGCGTGACCTCGCGTATCTTTATAGAGTACGCTTGGTTCATGACCATGGACCTGGATAAGGCCACTGATCACTTTCATCGTGAAAAGTGCAGGTACCTCTTAAGAGGATTCCTCCATGGCTTAGGTAAGGATTTCGAGAATCCATATACCTTAATGTGCGTTGATCTTCTGACCAGCGAACGCCATTGTACCTGGGTTCTATAAAGAGCTTATGCTACAATAATAGAAGCGAAGGCGTGTCTGTCGACGAGGCATCGGTGTAACCACCGAAGGTCCAAGTCTTG